AGCTAGAAAACGAACATATGTTCGATAAAATTCTTCCCCAACAGTCCAACTTACCGAACATACGTTCGCTAAACAGCCCAACAGCCCACCGTATAATGCATCGACAACCCAACAGCCAACCAAAACACCACGTCAATGCACTACAATGCACCACAGCCCAATGCACCACAAATTTAAAAAAGTAACGTTTGTTCGCTTGACTTATATAACATTATGTCGTATAATTATAACAGATACAACAAATTGTATCAATTAGAAAGAGGAGGTGTCCTACATGGACGAAAAAATTGAAAATGGTTTAGTTGTACCAAATAACAACCAACTACAAACTGGAATTTTTGGAGGTGAACAAAAAGTCAAAAAGGCTACAAGTATTGATTTAAGCAATGAACATGATACTGATATGCTTTTAAATGCTATGCAAGATGTTGATTTTAAAATAAATGATTGTATAGGACAAGAGATAATTTGTATAGGTGCTTACTTACAAGAATTCAATGTTGATTCATTTAATGAAGAAACTGGAGAACAAATAGCTCGTAAAAAACATACCCTTATGCTATTTGATGAAAATGGAAAAAGTTATGTAACAGGATCAAATGCATGCTATATGTCATTTGCTGATATTGTATCTGTTAAGGGTATGCCCACTAGAGAAAATCCATTAAAATTAATACCAATTAAAGTAGACGCTAAAGAAAAAGGACATTCATATTTAAAATTAAAATTAGGGAGATAATTTATGATAAATGATACAGATGTTAAACTAATTATTGATGTATTTAAAAAATGTGAATTAACAGAAAATGAAGAAAAATATCTTAATAAATTAGAGCTTATTCAAGAAAAAATTAATATTCGTGAAGATGTTATGGATAAATTAAAAGATATTGAAGAAAAATTACAAGAACTATCTAAATAGATAGTTTTTGTGTTATAATAATAAAAAGGAGGTATATTATGGAAGATTTAATCAATTTAGTAGTTAATAATGGCCTTGGGGTTGCATCATTTATCGCACTTGTATTATTTATTTTTAAATACCAAACTAAATGCAATGAGACTCTTGACAAAATATCCACTACTTTAACAAGTTTAGTAATTCGAGTTGAAAGACTTGAAGGTATTAAAAAGGATGATGAATAGTGTTAGTAGGACAAAGACTTGTAGCAAGTGATAATAAAGAGGTTTGTCTATTTCCTTTAGAATATATGAACATTTCTCAGGGAGAGAACGGGCAGTATTCACATCAAGGAACACTAAATATAGACTTTGTAGGTTGGGGATCTAATGGGAGAATATTACACTGTCCTTATTACGCTCCAGTATCCTGCAAGTGTGTTGCTGGTGGTGGAGTCGATAACTGGAGAGTATTCACTAGTCTAGATGTAGTACATTTAGCAGATGGTAGTTTATCTAAAATTACATGGGTACAAATGCATGATAATAATCCACCCAGTGTAGGGGATGTATTTACTCAAGGTGCTTTAATTGGACACACAGGAACTGCGGGAAATGTCACTGGAGACCATGTGCATTTTAATTTTAAAAAAGGAGAATATCAAGGATGGGAGCAAGTATCATCAGGTCAATATCAACTTATAGGTTCAACACATATGTATGATGCATGTTACGTTAATGATACAGTTATTATTAACGATGAAAATTATCCATGGAAAACTTATGCAGGACCTATACCACCAACACCAACACCGACTTTTGAAAAAAATAAATTTCCATGGTTTATAATCGCACGTAAAAAAAGAAGAACTTGACAAATTTTTAATTTTGTGGTAAATATTTATAAAAGGAGGGATAATATGGCAAAACTAACTAAAGAAGAGTTTAATACTAAATATAGTGAAAAGATAACTGATAATGATGATTTAGTAATTGAACTTATGGAAGATTTTTCTGATTCAATTAGTGAAGATGAAAAAGCTGAACTTGATTCATTAAAGGAAGAAATAGAAAAGAAAGATGCTGAAATTGTAGAACTTAAACGAAAATATAAAGAGAGATTTTTAGATTCTGCAAAAACGGAAGAAAAAGAAGTTAATGAAGATAATATCGAAGAGAAAGAGATAATCGATATAAAAGAAATTTAGAGGAGGAATAATTATGGCAAAAATTTTAAAAAATGCTAGAACAAATGCTGAAGTTTTAAGTTTGATTATTAATCAAAATCCAGAACTATCAGCAGAAATTGATTTACCAGTTCAAGGCGAATCAGTAAAGCCAATTGGTAAAATAATTATAAATAATGAAAGATATAAAAATGCTTTCATTAATACTGTTAACTTAATTGGTTTAACAGTTATAAAAGAAAATCGTTGGAATAATCCATGGCAATCATTTACAGATAAAGGTATGCTAAGATATGGACAACAAATAAGAGAAGTTATTCAAGATTTAGCACATGTATTTGATTATAATAAGGAATACTCTAATAATTTAAAATTCTTAGATACAGCTGTTCCTGATGTATATCAATATATGCATGAAATTAATTTCCAAAAAGTATGGGAAACTACTATCAATGAATCTGAGTTGTTAATGGCTTTCGATGATGAAGAAAATGGACTTTATAGATTTATTGAAACTACTATTTCTAATTTGTATGAAACATATGATTATGATAAATGGTTAGTAGATAAATATCAATTATGTAGACGTATTCTAGATGGAACTATTACACCTAAACAAATTACAGATACAGATCCACGTGATATTTTAGCAAGTATGAAAGCTACATCAAATAGAATGACTTTCAAGTCTCCAAATTATAACCCAGCAGGTATTAGACGTGCAACAAGATTTGATGAACAATTCTTAATATTAGATTCTGATAGAGAGGCTATTACTTCAACAAATGTTTTAGCTACTTCATATTTCTTAAACGAAGCACAAACTAAAACAAATTTAGCTTTAATTGATACTTTCTCAGAAACTGATGAAGAAAGACTATCAGTTCTACTTGAAGAAGCTTATATACCATTTACTGAAGCTGAAAAAACATCTTTACAAAGTGTACTAGGAATTGTTATTGCAAGAGATTTCTTTATGGATTATCATAGAGCACTTGATACTAATCCTGATGTAAACGGTAAACGTCAGACTGAATTTGTAAATCCTACAACACTTGATAGAAATGTGTTCTTACATGCACAAGAAGTAATTTCAACTTCACCTTTTGCTAATGCTTGTGTATTTACAACAGTTGCTCCAAGTATTACAAGTGTAACAGTATCACCAGCAACAGCTACTGTATCAAAAGGACAATCACTACAAATGTCAGCTAGTGTAGTTAATACTGGATTTGCTAATAAATCAGTATTATGGAGTATTAATGATGAAGCTAGTGAAGATGGTGTTACTATTGATGTTGCAAGCGGTAAATTAGTAGTACCAAGTAGTGCAACAGTAGAAACTATTACAGTTACAGCTACAAGTGTATACGATAAAACTAAAACAGGAACTGCTACTATTACAGTTGCATAAAAATCCCAAATTTTAAGGGAAAGGGAAAATTCCCTTTCTCTTTTAAATTTTAGAAAGGAGAAATAAATGAAGAAATTAATGGTTAAATCGCAATTATCTAATTTACGTACAGTACAAATGTACACAAGACAAATGCTTACACTTGCTGAGAATGTATTTGAATTCGATAATCTTCCAGAACTAATTGACGTTGCATATATGAATAAAGTATTATTGCGTCAAGGTTCAATTGCATTCTTCAAAGATGATGTACTTGATACTATTCTTGCTCTACCATATACTAATCTAGGGAGACTCGATGTATATGGAAGACCTACAACAATTCAAGTCTACGGAAAAAATGGATATTCTAAAATATTAAAACCAGAAGAATACGTAATAATGTACGATAATAACGGTAGATATTCATTATATATTGATATATTACAAATGGCAGAACGTATCGCTCTTTGTAAAAGAGTTACTGATATCAATATCACGCATCAAAAAACACCAAGGCTCTGGAAAACAACATCTGATAAGAAGAAAACTGTTGAAGATATAGTAAATCAAATAGATTCTTGTGTTGACGGAGTTGTAGTATATGATTCTATAGATATTGATGATTTAGGTGTAGTACAAGCACCAGCCCCTTATGTATCAGATAAAATAGATATTCATATAGAGAAAGAATATGCTGAATTCTTACGTCTTATAGGTATAGCAAATTTGCAAACTCAAAAAAGAGAAAGACTTATTAAAGATGAAATGACTGCATCCCTAGGAGGAACAGTTGCAAGTCGTTATTCAAGATTTCAACCTAGAGAACAAGCAGTTAATATGATTAATAAAAAATGGGGACTTGATATAAAAGTTAAATTTTATGATGGCTTACCTAATTCCGAGAAAGGAGATGAAGAAGATGTGGATGTTCCCGATGATGTATCCGTTTATACCAACAATGAATGAACAACCTCCAACACTTTATGCAATTTTAAATTCAATAGTAAATTTTGGAGTTGATAAAGAGAATAAAAAAAAGATTCCAGAACTTGCTAAATATGGAAGATATAAAATATTTGATTTTGATTATCCTCTATCAGATAAAGTAACAAAAGAAGATTTTGAAGTAATGATATTAAATAAATTCTTAATGCGTAGAATTGGATACGAGACAGTAACAAGTTTTAAAATAGCTCTTAGTGTTAAATTAAATGAAATAATGCCTATGTATAATAAAATGTTTGATATGTTAGATGGTTGGAATATATTTAACGACGGAGAGGTAGTCGATAGAATTGTATCTGAAGAGAAAAATACTTTAGGTTCATCAAATACAACTGATAGTACATCTAATAGTGTAAATAGTACTGTAGAAAGCGAAAATATTTCTGATAGAAGATTCTCTGAAATGCCTGAAAATAGAATTAGTGATATACAAGATGGTAATTATTTAACTGAATATAATTACGATACAAATACTGATAGTTCGACAACTAATACATCAGGAACATCTAGCGGAACATCATCTACAAATACAACAAATAAAGATAATAATAATTTAATAGAAAAAACTACTAGAACACCATCTGATAAAATACGTTTATATACTGAATTTATAAATAATAGAAATGGTATTTATACTATGATATTTAAAGAATTAGATTCTTTATTTTATGGTTTGGCTTAAGAAAGGACGTGATTATATGCCAGATTTTAAACCTACAATGAAAGATTACAAACAATTAACACCTTTTAAATTTCAAATATTACAAAGTTTTCCTTTTATAGCAGAAGACTTTGATTCGCTTACTAATTATGAATTATTATGTAAAGTAGTAGAATATTTAAATGATGTTATAAATAATGAAAAAAATGTAGAAGATAATGTAACCGCATTATATAATAGTTTTGTAGAATTGCAAGATTATGTTGATAATTATTTTGATAATTTAGATGTTCAAGATGAAATAAACAATAAACTAGAAGATATGGCTGAAGATGGAAGTTTATATACAATAATAAGTTCATATACTCAACCTATAGTAAATGAACAGAATATAAAAATAAACACTATAGAAAATAAAGTTAATTCTTTATCAAGTGGTTCACCGCTGGTAGCTAGTAGTATAGATGGTATGACAGATACATCAAGAGTATATGTAAATACAACAGATGGTTATTGGTACTACTATAATAACCAATGGACTAGAGGAGGTGTTTATCAAGCTACTGAAATACCTGAAAATAGTATTGGTGTATTAGAATTATCTACTGAATTTAAAAGTGAAACTAATAATTTATTAAATGTTAATCAAGCATTACAAGGTTATAGTTACAGTACTACACAAACAAATATTAATAGTTTAGTAACACAAACTAATGCTAACTTTACAGCATATCCTGTTATACCTGTTATACCAGGTGCTCAATATAGACCTTATAATAGCTCAGGTGATGCAAAGGCTGCTAATAATACATTATTTTTTGATGTTAACGGTGACTTTGTATCCCAACAAGGTATAGGACCTGATGATGACTTTACGATACCAAACAATGTATATTATTTATGTTTCGCTTCAAGAACAGACTATAATATAACTCAATTTAAAAGAACTGATATACCAAACTTTTCACCTACTTATGAGCCTTATAAATATAAATCAAATATAGCTCTTAAAAGTGAAATACAAGATTCTATTAATTATTTTAAACCAACTATAGAATTTACAGATAACTATTATTTAAATAGCTCAGGTGAAGCAGTAACAGACCAATATAGTGAACCATATTGCATAACTAACTATATTAAAGTTTATAAAGATTTACAAATATACATGCATAATATTATAATACAACGTAACGTTAGTATAACATTATATGATGTAAACAAAAATGTATTATCAACTATAACTAATCCAACAAATTTATCAGAATATACTTTAACAACACCTGAAAATTGCTATTATATTAGATGTTGTGTATTAAAAGTAAATAAAAATATATTAGATATACATTATATTAATGCAAAATATCAACCATTTCAAAGTGATAAAAAACAAATATTAAAAAATATTAACTCTAAGCCATTAATAACATGGGTTGATGATGATACTAACTCATTAACAGCTATAAGAAAAGTAAAAGCAATATGTGATAATCTTGGTATAAAAGCTACTTTTGGTTGTGTTACTTATAAATTAGATAGTATTAATGGACTAAAAGAAGAATTACTAAATTATCAAAATGAGGGATTTAATATTGTATCTCATACTCATACACATAATAGATGGTATAAAGATGACGATGGTAATACTAAATTTAATTATGAAGAATGTTTAAACGATTTAATGTTATCACTAACTACGTTAAATAATTATGGCTTTTTAGATTATGATTATGTAATAGCCCCAGGTAGTGCTATGTCAAGAACTGATATAGATACACCAGAATTAGTAAGTAAATGGGCTAAAGCATATGTTAACCCAAGTGCTAATGCCGTTTATAATGATTATTATACACCCGACCAATATCATTTAAATCGTACATTTATTAACGCACAAGTACATGATTTAGATTATTACAAAAATATGATAGACACTGCTATAGCTAATAATTATTGGATAATATTTGGTACTCACTCATATAGTAATACTGAATTTAATGAAACACTAGTAGAAAATGTATTAAGTTATGCTTTACAAAATAATGTTGAAATATTAACATTAAATCAAGCTTATAAGAAAAGACATCTAAATTATGAAATAAAAGATTTAAACATATAAAAAAACGTACAAAAGTACGTTTTTTTATTAACTAACAATTCTATTATCTAGTGAATAATCTCCTAAATTAGCATGATTATGCCAAATTGTAACCCCACGACGATATATATTATTAATCTCTTCCATATCAGGAGCAGGTATTCCGTACAAATTAGAATTAGGATAACCAATATCGGAATCGTTTGCTATTTGTACGTAATTATAATATGGACGTCCTGTCTGATTAGGTACTTTTACTGTATTAACTTTATATCCTCTCATTGTAAAATAATCATCTATTATTTTAGCAAATTCTCTTTTTATAGACATATTTATAGCAGTAAAATTATTATAATCACTTGCAGTAGTTACATCTCCACTATTTAAATTACCATGTGTTTGTGGTGGTTGTAGTGAATGGTTATATACTTCATTTAAAGTATTAGTTATATTTACAACTCCACTAGATATTGCAACAGAATTTTGTGTTGCTAGTCCACTTACTGTAAGACCTGCACTTGTAAGTAAATTAGTCGCTATATTAACACCATTATTTGTAAGCCAATTAGTATATTGGTCACTAGTCCAATTTAATTGTGGATACTTACCCAGATTAATTCCCTCTTCATAATTATAATGTTTTCCATTATAATCTACTGGAAAACATCTTATTGAGCATCCTGGTGTAAGACAAGCGAATACCTTTAATGTTCTATTATCATTGTTATCTTTTTCCCATAATTCTTGCTTTAATATAGCATTACTTCCTTGATTATTTGTAAGTAATGTATAACAAAAAGGAAATGTAAGTACTTTATTATTTTTAGGCACATAGCCATCTAAATTTGTTATATTATGAGGAGTAAATGTATATTCATATACAGCATCGCTATTTTTTATTACGTTCTTGCTTCCTGTGATAAGAGGGGCTAAAACTTTTGGAGCTAAAAACATACATTTAACAGATTCTATTCTATCTCCTGTAAGACTCTCTAACCATGTGGATAATGAGTTATCTTCTGCAGTTGGGTTTAATGGTGGTGTTATTTCGTCAAATCTTAAATATATAGGACCCGATGGAATACCATTATAATTACCACCATAAAATGATGCAAAATCGTATGGGTCTATTGTAGAAGCTACAATACAAGTTGTATCGTTTAATATTGAATTTTCTACCCAATCATTAACTATATAATCTCCAGTCTCTAAATCCTCTCTTATAGTATGTAATCCTACTCTATCATCATTAACATGTTCTCTAACTACAAAAGTAGGTTCTACTTGCCAGTAATCAAACCAAGTAGAGAATACATCTACTGTAAAACTTATACGTGTAGTATTAATATTTCTAAATTCAACATCATCGATAAAGGCAAAAAACCATTTATTAGAATAATATGGATTTTGAAACGCCATATAATTAGCTTTAAGACAATCACTATATGAAAAACTTACATCTATTTGATTTTTCCCTGGTTTTATAAAAGAATAGTTACTAGCACTTGCCACCATATTTGAGCGAACAAGCGATAACATACTTGATTCATTATATGAAAGTACATTTTTATATTCTTTGTCTAATTTTATATTACGTGCTATTATAATCTCACTATTTTTCATTATTTAACCTCCTTTAATTATTTTCTTATTTGAAAATCTATGACTTGCTTAAAATCAGTGCCACATAAATCACTAGCATAAAATATTTTATTTTCTTTAAATGTTGATAAGATTTCAACTATTTGTTTGTTCTTGATTGATGGATTGTAAATATCACGTTGATAATATTTACTTGTTTTAATTATATCACTAAATATTATAATTTTATCACTAAATTTACGATTATAAGGATAAATAAACCAAATTACATCTTTATTTTCATTATCAAGTAGTAATTCTCCTAAGAATTTAAATGTTTGATACATAAAACCAATTCTAAATATTACCTTATATTCTTTATAAGATTTAGGTAGATGAGGTTGAGGGTCAGTCTGCCATGCACCTGTGTTTAGCATGTCCTTGTGTTTTCCAATTACAAAACTACTCTTTCCTGTTGATTTACAATATTCAACGGCTAAAAGTACTTCTACTTCCCTTCCATCTTCATCAACTTCACCAGTTTTAAGCCAAGATGTTTTAATTTCTCCTTGCTTCATTGTACGAACTAATGTATCAATACCCCATTCATGGAAATAAGGACATACTCTTGATATAGTATTACCTGCTATCCACAACCTAGTAGTTCCTCTTTTTCTATCAATCGTACAATAAAAATTCATAAGTTTATCTGGTTCGTTTGCTAAATATATTGTTCTAGAGATTGCCTCTTCAAAAATTATATCAGTTACGTCTAGAAATGAACTACCAGCATCGTGTTGCTCTGCTGATAGTGCTCTTACATATCCAATGTATTCACCTTTAACTGTCTTATTAGTTTCAGGGTTATAATTAGCAAGATATACTCTTCCTCTATAAATATCAAATGTATTATAGTCTCCCTCTGTGATAGAAGAGATATCTATATCTTGAAAATATTGAATAACACGTGATGGCTTTATCTCTTCTTGAAGACGTCGAAGAAGTATAAATCTACGAGTTTTAGATTTAATAATTTCTTCTATAACTTCATTTTTATTTTTATAATTAGCATGATAATTAGTGCTAATATTCCAGTACGAATTTATACCCTTTTTATGCTTAACTTGATAACTCTTACCGTTTGACCTCTCCCCTAATATCCAGTTAATCTGAGCACCTATTTTATCAAGTTTATCTATATTATAATGAACATCTTTACTCATTTTTACCACTATTTCCTAAATAGAGTTTCAATAGTTCTGCTTCAATAGTAAGTCTTACTAATTTAATTTTATCATCTTTCATTCTACCTGTATATAAATTTGTTCTAGATATTTTTAATTTATCACAAATTTTAGATAATTTTATTTTTTGAAAATTCTTAATAAAAACTAAATCTTCATTCATTTTATCCCTCCTTATAAATTGCTCTTCTGCTAGAATCATCACTTATTAAATTTGTATAGTCTATAGATTTACCTAGAACATATGTTGTAGGCACTAAACATACTCCAGATTTATCACTTACATTGTGTTTATTCCCTAAATAATCTTCAAGTTCAAACGGACTTTGATTTTCTACATAAAATAAAGTGTGCTTATTTGTATCTTTATATTTAAATACATAATCATCTTTAAAATCTTCTAATTTTTTAAGACCTACTTTAGCCTTTTTAGGTACACCTGATACCGTTATATGTATTTTATCTTCTATTATATCTTCTTCATTTTTTTCTTGCTCAATATAAGCGTATTTTTTAGCACCCTGAGTTATAAATTTTTTATATGTATATTTATTATAAATAAGCCCCTCATGCTCAAATATTCCAAGTAAATGTGAGTTTCCCTTAATATCAAATGGAGCATATCTATTATAATCTATATTAAGTAAATTAGATACATATTTAATTTTCTCTTCTACTGATTTATTATAATTAATAAATACATTCTTATCATATCCAGGTCGTAATTTTATAGAGTCTGTATCGCAGTAAATTACATATTCATCAAGTTCTATTACACGTCTTAGTAAGTTATTTCTCGCATGTGCAGTTACCCAAACGCCATATGAAAATGATAAAAAAGATTTCTTTTTTTCACTACTCAGAAGTTCTATTATTTTCTCATTATCAATCTCAACTTCGCTCCATTCTTTTTTGTCATTATCAAAAATAACATCATCTCTTATATTATTTGTAACACTCATTCCATATATTGAATTAAACATCCCTTTAATTCTTTGATACTCATCTTCTTTACCTTCAACATTTTTAAGTTCTGTTTTAGCAACATATTTATCCAAAATAAAATTTATTAATTTTTTAGGTAGATATTTATATAAACTATAATATGATTCAATTATTTCATAACTATCAATGTAATGTGTATCATATATAAATTTAAAATCAATATCTGTTAAAGATATTATAATTTCATCAGCTTTAATTATACGCCCATTATCGTATAATGCACCTTTAATATTTCTACACTTACTCATAGATATAAATGAGTTATAGTATTTACATCTAATGTTAGTGAATTTAACTACTACTAAATATGCGAAACGATTAGACATATCTTCTATTCTTTTTAGATAACATCTTTTAAATTCAGTCCCCGGAAATTTTGAAGTTACCATGCAAAACGGATATGCGCTCGTTTCATCATAAGAATCAACATTATCTATGATATCACCTGCAAACAATCTATTTGCATGAGTATAACCTCCAGCGAATGTTTCGACAAGTAAGTTATATATATGGGGGTCTGTATTAATACTTTGTTTTACATATTTTTTATATTTAAAATCGGTGAGTGTTAGTTCTTTTAATTCTCGTCTAACTTTACCAGTGTTAGTAGATGGAATATTCTTAACTGTCTTATATGTTTCTAATTCTTTTAATACATATTTATATAAAACTAAACAATCATACTCACAGTATCCCATTTCTTTTTCTGTTAGTGGTGTATTATTATGTCTTATTTTATGATAATCTAAGTCACCAACTTTTTTTTCTACATCTAAATTAAATATTTTAGGTAAATTTTCAAGAGATGAATTACTACTCATATAAGAACATTTTAAAATAAAGTTATAATCTTCTAGGAGTGCAGTTATTGGCTTATGGGCTTTACGGGCTAGTACATCGGTAATATTAAACTCACTTTTTAAAAATTGAAATTCAAATGATAAGTTATGTATAAATAAATATTTAGTTATATTAATATTTTCATTTATATAATTTAAAAATATCTTTAATTCATCCCACGTTCTACCATAGTAAACTATATCATTAATACCAAACATCCATATATACATACAACTTCTTTTAACACACGCCTCTTTATCTTTATCAGATAAACTCTCATAATCTAGAGTATTAAGTTGCTTACCATTTAGTACTAAATAAGAACTGGTTTCAATATCAAACGTATAAATATTATTATCATAAATTTTACGTTTACCCTCGATTTTAGGTTCAAAATATTTGAATTTTGAAAAGTGTAACAAGATACCACTTCCAAACTATCTTATATATTTATTGTATAATCTTATTGCTTTATTACGTATATCCTCATCTACTATATTTACAAATGTTTCTAATCTTTTAATAAACGAACTTTCACTGTCACCAGCACGAATAGCATCGTCAATGATTGCGAAAACTTCACTTGCAGTAAGTCCTGTCATTTTTATAAATGAATTAAAATTATCATCCTCAAACATTGAATAATAATCGTTTATATCCTCTTTAGTTACGTCAATGTCTTCAGTAGATAATGTTTCAAGTAAACTTGATTTAGCTCTTTCTTTAATTTCTCTTATACCTTTTTTAGTTCCTGCTTTAGACTCTAGCATATTAGTCGATTCTTTTAAAATATTAATAAGTTCCACTTCTTTAGCATTTTTAGGAATTTTTAGTTTACCACTTTTAAAATATTTAGAAAGTCTATTTTTAATCTTTGTAATACTCCAATTCCCGTTATCTTTAAATTTACGTTCAATAGATTTAATTCTTTGATTTACTTGTTGTACTGCTTTAGTAGTTTTTTTTACTAATTCAGATTTATTGTCAATCTTAGATGGTAGTTGTCTTGTTTTTATAAATCTTCGCTTTTTCATTTCATCTGCAACCCATCTATTTCTTTTCCATAAATTCCTGCATATTCATTTCCAGTACTTCCAAAACCTCTAGCCCATTCTAGCCAGTCCCCACCTTTAATATGTACTCGATAATCAACATAACCTTTACTAGATTTTATTCTAATTCCATCTATTGGCTTATTTAAATTACCTGCATATGAATTTCCATTGCCACTTGAATAATCTTTACTATTAACTGCCCCTATCCAATTACCACCTATTTCATGAGCTTCATAAGTAATATCTCCAAACTCTGGTTTACATCTAAAGCCTTTAATTGACTCTCCATATATTCCAGCATATCCTAAATCAGTATTATCACATTTATAAACTTCAGAAAGCCATCTATTAGTATATGCTTGATATGTTATAACGCCAGTATAATCACCAGAAATTGGAAACTCTTTACCATTAAATACGTAGTCATAAGGATTGACTGTGTTACCATTAATTCTTACTTCAAAGTGTACATGAGCACCTGTTACATTTCCAGTAGCACCCATATAGCCAAGTATATCGCCTTTATTAACATAATCTCCTACTTTTACATTCAAATATTTTTGATGTGCATACCTTGTTTGATAACCATTACCATGCTCAATGTATACAACATTGCCATATCCACCATTATAACCTGCATAAGTAACCTTTCCACTTTCAAACGCAACAATATAATCAGTTCCATATTTAGCACTAATTAAGTCAATACCTAAGTGAAAATCACTTACTTTCTTGCCATTCATTGTATATGTACGATTGCCATAAGCACTTGTCATATACTCATATCCATTTTTTAAAACACTCATAATTATTCCTCCTTTTCTTCTTTATCTTCATTATAACCAAAATTATTTTTAATTTGTTCAAACTCTTGAGGTGTTATTTCTCTTAAAATCTCTTCCATTATAATCACCTCTTTTCTTTAAAATTTCATCAAGTTGTCTACTCGTTAAGTATATTTCATCATTTATATGTTTGTATAACACTTTTTGTAAATCTTGTTTATTCATATTCTTTTTTAATAAATTTCTGAATTCTTGTTTACGCATTATTTATTTCTCCTTTAATTCTTTTATTATATTATTTAATCTATCTATTTCTTCTATAAGTTCTAATTCTTCTTTAAGCGAAGTATCAATTCCTATTCTACTATTTTTAGCAATTTCACTTCTCATATAAACATTTTCTTTTATTAATTCTAATCTTTCTTCACTCATTCTTTATTCACTTCCTTTGTTTAATATGTTTAATAAATCATTACCAATTTTAAATTCTAAACTTTCATTATCATATAATCGTAAATCTTGTGCATATTTAGTTATTTCTTTTCTTATGTTTTCTAATTGTTCAACTTTTTGTTGTAAATGTTTTATTTCTTCTAACATAGGCATTGGAATTTCATCACAAGTAATAAACTCATTTTCACTAATATAATAAACTAATTCTCCATCATCTATATACAATATTTATTCACTCATATGTTAACTCCTTTCTTAAAGTTATAATATCTTCGTTCTAAATAGCTAATAAATGATATATGTAATATATTATATTTTTCATTTCGTTCAATATAATGTCCGCAAAAATGACATAACTGCTTATTCTTTGAAGGATGTATATATACAGTGTGATAGCAATGAAGACATCTATATTCATTTTGCGATTTATCTTCTTTTATTTTAGAATAATTAATACTATTTTTCATAATTCTATCCTATAAAAATCAGATAGCATATTTTTAATTTTATTTCTAATTTGATATTCTATCCACTCTATCTCATAATCATTCTCAGTTATATTCTCAATTGCTATTGTATCATATACTCCAAAATTTATTCTAATATGAATAAATACATCTAATAATTTGTGATGTTTTTCAATACCCATAACATCAAGTTTAATGTTATCATATTTTTTGTTTAGTTTATTAATTGTTAAAATAATTTTTTCGTCCATATTGGACACCTCCTCTTTCTAATTGATACAATTGGAAAGCATCAATTCTTTTGCTTTACTACAAAATTCCTTTTTAATTTCAAATCCATAACAACTGCGATTTAATTCTGCACATGCTCTTAATGTACTACAACTTCCTGCGACTGGGTCTATTACTACATCTCCCTCATCAGTAAATATCTCTATTAATTTTTTTAAAACTGATATAGGCTTTTGTGTTGGATGTATTTTAGGATATAATTTAGAATTATCTCGTTTCCATTCAAACCAATTAAATATCATTTTATGGTTATTATTAAATTTAGGTAATTTATCGCGATATAGTACAACTGCATACTCTGTTGCTCCTACAATTTTCATATTAGCCTTTAGAACTTGTGATGAATAATTTTTAATAAATACTAATGGATAAGCATGATTGAATCCATATTTTTTACCATATTCAATAACCAAGTGCATTTGTTCAAAAGCGCAGAATACTATCATCGCAGGTGCTTTTCCTTTTTCTTTAGGCTCTTTAATCAACATGTGGTTACAAAAATGCATAAATTCTGCTATTCTAAAATCATTATCCGTATCAAAAAATGATTTACCAGCAAGTTCACTATCTCCATTTTTTTTATCTCCATCTTTGTACCACTGTGGATTACTAGCATAAGCGTTATTACCTAAATTGTATGGTATATCTGCTATAACTAATTGTGCCTTAG